CAAATGCTTTGCGGTATCAATATTCTTTGTTTTGTTGCAGGAGTACACCTGCAACAAAACAAAGAATATTGATACCGCAAAGCATTTGCTTGAGCTGGGTATCACGGCAAACGACCTTATCACCTGCGACAGTGCAGAGAACAAGTCCGTTGAAGATTACAGAGCATACGGCTTGCTTGCGAGAGGCGCAGAAAAAGGTCCTAACAGCAGGGAGTATTCATATAAGTGGCTGCAATCTCTGCGAAGTATCGTTATAGATAACAAGCGTTGTCCTGTGGCTTGCGAGGAGTTCATCAACTGCGAGTATGACAGAGATAAAGAGGGCAACGTTATAAGCGGCTATCCCGACGGCAATGACCACGTTATCGACGCCGTTCGGTATGCAATGGAAAGAGTATGGAAAAGGCGGGGTCAGTAAGCTATGGGCATTATTTCAAAAATAAGGGAGTGGATAAGCAGAATGCTTTCAAAGTCAGATATAAAGGGCGTTTACGGTATTGATATCGCCGTGACGGACAGTATGATAAGATCTATCGACAAGTGGGACAGAATGTATGCAGGTAATGCAGCACCCAAGGGAGTTCACTCTCTGCGGCTTGAACACGCTGTTGTGAGGGAGTTTGCAAACACGGCTATCAATGAAATGACCCTGAAAGTTTCCAACGATAAGCTTGATGCCATAATGAAAAACGCCCTTGAAAACCTCAACAAAAATCTGCAAAGAGGTCTTGCAACAGGAGCAATGATAATAAAGCCGCTGGGGGCTGATAAGGTGCAGTATGTTCCGCAGTCGCAGTTCATTCCTGTGGAGTATGACGTGAACGGCAGGCTTATAAAGGTCATATTCCCTGAGATAAAACGCATGGGCGATAATGATTACCGCATAAGGCTTGAATATCACGCTCTGGACTATGAAAAAGGACTGACTATTACAAACAGGGCTTTCCGCTCCAATGACGGCGTATCTCTTGGTGCTGAGATACCTCTCGCGGCTGTTGCAGAGTGGGCGGAGCTTATTCCTCAGATAGCCTATCCACTTATGCTGCGACCCTCTTTCGGCTATTATGTCAACCCTATCGACAATACAGTTGACGGTTCACATTCAGGCGTATCAGTGTTCGCAGGGGCGGAAGAAGTCATAAGAAAAGCTGATATCCAATTCGGCAGGCTCGATTGGGAGTTTGAATCCGGGGAGCGTGCCATAGACGTTGACGAGGCTGTGTTAAGGTCTGTGACAGACCCGTTCACAGGTAAGAAGCGTGCAGAAATGCCTAAGCTCAATGAACGGCTTTTCAGAGGGGTAAACGTGTCAGCTGGCACGAGCGGTGACTTTTATCACGAGTTCTCACCGCAGTTAAGGCAGGCGGATTTTATCGCAGGACTTGAAGAATACAAGCGTGAGATAGAATTTGCTGTGGGGTTGTCCTATGGGGATATCTCAAACCCACAGACAGTTGATAAGACGGCAACGGAGATAAAGTCCTCAAAGCAGAGAAAGTTCGATACTGTCACGGCGATACAGAATAACCTCCGTGTCTGCCTCGAAGACCTGTGCTATTCGCTGGCGTTCTATAATGGGCTTACTCAAAGCGGTTATGAGCTGTCTGTGAATTTCGAGGACAGTATCCTTGCTGATGATGAAACAAAGCGTGCAAGCGATCGTCAGGACGTTTCTATGGGCATTATGCCACTGTGGGAATACCGAATGAAATGGTATGGTGAGGACGAGGAAACGGCTAAGAAAATGACCTCCGACAGCACCGCAGAGGTAATAGAATAATGCTCAAAGCAAGCGAGATAGAGCGAGTTTCAATGGTTCTTGACAAGCCCCTGCGTGACCTTGAAATGCAGATAATGGAGGATATCGTCCGCAGGATAAAGATAAACGGTGAGATAACACGTTCGGCGGATTGGCAGATATACAGGCTTCACGAGCTTGGAATGAGCAAGCGTGAGATAAAGAAAGCCATAGCCGATAACCTTGACCTATCCAAAGACGAGATAAAAGAGCTGTACAATGATATCCTGCAAAAAGGCTATGAATGGGACGATAGCATATACAAGACCAAAGGCAAAGCACGGATACCCCTTGAAGAAAATGAGGGCCTGCAAAGGCTGCTGTCGGCTGTATCGGAGCAGACTTCGGGGGAGCTTAAAAACATATCTCAGTCACTTGGATTTGCAGTAAAACAGCCTGACGGCAAACTTAAATTCACGCAGGCGGCTGACTTCTATCAGCAGAGCCTTGACAACGCCATAATGGGCATAGCGAGCGGAGCGTTCGACTATAACACGGTCATAAAGAAAGTCATTTCGGATATGACAAACTCAGGTCTTCGCACTGTGGACTATGCCACAGGGTGGAGCAACAGGGCAGACGTAGCCGCAAGGCGTTCGGTAATGACAGGGCTTTCACAGCTAACCGCAAAAATGAATGAGGACAACGCAAAAGAGCTTGGCACAGACTATTTTGAAGTCACCTGGCACAGCGGAGCAAGACCCTCTCACCAAGAATGGCAGGGCAAGGTCTACAGCAAAAAAGAACTTGAAACTATCTGCGGTCTTGGTACTGTGACAGGTCTGTGCGGAGCGAATTGCTATCACGATTATTACCCCTTTATCCCCGGCATATCTGAGCGTTCCTACACAGACGAGGAGCTTGCACAGATGAATGCAGAGGAGAACAAGCCTGTTAAGTACGGTGATAAAGAGTACACAAAGTATGAAGCTTTACAGCGGCAAAGAAAGCTTGAAACTGCAATGAGAGCTCAGCGGCAGAAAATACATCTTCTTGAAGAGGCAGGTGCTGATGAGGAAGATATCATCAACGCACGCTGCCGATATCGTGGCACTTCCCAGGAGTATACAAGGTTTTCAAAAGCAATGGGTCTGCCTCAGCAGCGAGAGCGTGTGAATGCAGACGGATTAGGGAATATCGGGGTGGGAAAAACCAAGATAGACTTGACGCAAAAAGATTATAGTGATATAATTGATATGAAAGGTAAGATGTCTGATATAGACGTGCGAAAGTGGTATAGACACCACAACAAAAATATCCCTCAGCTTATCGACAAAAGCAAGTCTATTGAAGAACAGGCAAGACAAGCTTGTGAACTGCGTAACAAGTATCGCTTTCAGGCAAGAGAGTTAATGAAAGATCAAAAAGCTCGTAAAACCCTTGACCAGACCGACCCTATCATTTCTTTTGAAGACTTGGTGTCAGATAAAATGGCACGAAAAAACATGAGCAGAGAAGAAGCTGTAGCAGACACTTTGAAGACCGCTGTAAAAACACGAAGATCAGTAGATAAAAGGTATGGATTGGATGATAAGCAATGAAAAAATATGAATACAATATTTGCACGGCTGCGGACAAAGAAATTTTTGAAAAGCAATGTGCAGCATTGGAAAAGCATATCCCAGGCATTGAACGGTCCGATATGCTGACAGATGTTGACGGCTCACAAACGCAGATATATGAATTAAACGGAAAGAAGATAATCGTACACAACAGTTATTATATTGACGCTGTGTACATTGATTCAGAAGTTGAACTTACAGAGTATTTCAAATGATAATTTTACCGCTTGACTAAGGTCGGGCGGTATTTTTATACCCAAAATCAGAAAGGACGGATAAATATGAATTTCGGACAGGCGCTCGAAGAAGCAAAGAGAGGTAAGAAAATAGCAAGAAAAGGCTGGAACGGCAAAGGACAGTATGTTGAGCTTGCCACTAATGTTAGTTATAAATCACCTAATGGTACTGTGACAAACGTAGACCATAAGGATATGGGCAATAAAGCATTAGCGTTTGTGGGAACTTCTGGCGTACAACTTGGCTGGCTTGCAAGTCAAGCAGATATGCTGTCGGAAGATTGGCAGACAATGGACTAATCAAATATCGGAACTAAGCACCTTAACGGGTGCTTTTTTCATACCATTTCGTCCTTGATATGACGTTAAACTGTCAGACTTTCACACCGCAGACAGAGCGGTATATAAGCTATGTAGAAAGGACAAACATATGAAAAACATTTTTGAGATCCTTGCCGCTCTGGGTATCGTTATCCCTGAGGACAAGAAACAGGACATCACAAAACAGGTGGCAGAAAATTATAAGACTGTGGCTGAGTTTGAAAAGGTGAAAAGCCGCCTTGAGGTGGAGCGTGATAACTATAAGGACAGCCTTGATACCGCACAGAACTCTCTCAAAGAATTTGAGGGCGTGGACGTCAAGGAGCTTAACGGCAAAGTCGCACAGCTCACCGCTGACCTTGCTAAGAAAGATACCGAGTATCAGGCGAAGATATCTGATATGGAGTTTGACGCTACCCTTGATAACGCTATCTCGGCAAGCAAGGCAAGAAACGTCAAGGCTCTTAAAGCTTTGCTTGATGTGGAAACTCTCAAAGCTTCCAAAAATCAGGCTGAGGATATCAAGACGGCTATCGAGAACGTGAAGAAAGATAACGATTATCTTTTTGAAAGCTCCGAGCCTATCAAGAACCCGGTTGCTCCCACAGGTACGCCTGCCGCAGGTGAAGTGAGCAAGGAAACCTTTGCAAAAATGGGGTATATGCAGAGATTGGAACTTAAACGAACAGACCCCGAAAAATACGAACAGTTGAAAGGATAGGATATTATGAAAATGACAAATGGCATTAGAATTTCTATGCAGTATTTCGCAGAGCCGACAAAGATCACCGACCTTATCGATCCTGAGGTAATGAGTGATATGATCGACGCAAAGATAGAGTCTAAGATAACTGTATCTCCCTTTGCGAAGATAGACAGAACGCTCGTTGGCGTGCCTGGCGATACTATCACAGTGCCGCAGTATAAGTATATCGGCGACGCAGTTGATGTTGCAGAGGGCGTTGAAGCCGAAACTGTCAAGCTTGAAACAGACTCCACTCAGGCTAAGGTAAAGAAAGCCATGAAAGCGGTGGAGATAACCGACGAGGCTCTTCTCAGCGGCTATGGCAATCCTGCGGGTCAGGCGACTTCACAGCTTGCAATGTCTATCGCTTCTAAGGTGGACGCAGACAGCATGGACGCACTTATGAAAGCTCAGCTCATCTATGACGGCTCGGCTTCTGCTATCTCTTACAGCGGCATTGTTGACGCTGTTGACAAGTTCAATGAGGAGCTGAACACCGAAAAGGCTATGTTTATTAATCCTCATCAGAACTCACAGCTTAGAAAGGACCCGAACTTCATTTCAGCAGATAAGTATGACGGCAATGTGGTCATGACAGGCGAGATAGGCAAAATAGCGAACTGCCGTATCGTTCCGTCAAAGAAGGTTTCACTTAACGAGGCTATCCCGGAACAGTATGTGAGAGTTGACAGCGATGCAGAGGGTGCAAAGGAAGTCGTTGCGGACAGCACAGCTTCACCAACTGCTTCACAGATAAAGCTCGGCTCAGTAACGCCTTGTGCAGATGGTTACGCTCCAAAGGTGGGGGACTATGTTGTAAAGAACGCCGCTGTCAAGGCTGGCACTTTCTACATATGCCCTATCATCAAGCTCAACGCAGATACTGAAACAGAGGACGAAACATCTGCACTGACTATCTACCTCAAGCGTGACACCAACGTTGAAACAGAGAGAAGAAGCACAAAGCGCTGCACAGATATATCTGCTGACAAGCATTACACTGTGGCTATCTCAGATCAGTCAAAGGTAGTGCTTGCAAGATTCAAGAAGTAAAGAGGTGCGGCAGTATGAAAGCATATGCAAGCGAGAGCTATTATATAGGCGTTTATCTTTGCGGCAGAGAGCCTGACATATCTGCCGCTTTTGACTTCTATGCAATGCAAGCCACAAGCCTTATGAGGCAATATACCCTTGACAACGTTGACGAGAACGATATTCCCGAAGAAGTGAAAATGTGCTGCTGCGAACTTGCCGAGAATATTTTCAAGGCAGAGCAGGAGTGTGGCACTCAGGGGGTATCTTCCGAAAGCGTAGGGGGCTGGTCAAAGTCATATGAAAGCTCAGATATCCGCAGGCAGAACGCTGACAGAGCCGTTCACGATATCGTGTACAAATGGCTCAGCGGAACAGGGCTGCTTTACAGAGGGGTGAGGTAAATGCTTGCGAACAGCGATTGCACGGTGTATCTTTTTGACAAGCAGACAGAGGGATTTGTGCGGAAGTATGCAGAGAAAGTTTACTGGTGTGAGAACAGGTCGGGAAGTATCGTGAAAAGCGGTATGCAGACCTCAGGCAGCACAAGGGTGTATTTCTATGACGATAATGTACCGAAAACCCCTGCAAAGGATATGCTTGTGAAAGGAAAGTGCGAGTTTGAGTTCGATAATCAAACGCCGCAGAGCATATCTGAGAGCATGAAAATGTTCCGTGCGGAGTATGACTTTGTTACGGTAATGAGCATTGATGATTATATGTTCGGCGGTCTGCCACATATGGAGGTGAGCGTGAAATGAAGATAGGTCAGCCTATGGACAGCAGGGCTATCACTTGGGATAAGTCCTTTGCAGGCAAGTATTCAGAACGCTTTGATAAGGCTCAAAAGTTCATTGACGCTGAGTGCATAAGGCATATGGTGAAGTATACACCTACCCTCAGCACTAATCTGAGAAAGTCTGCCACGAGAGGCACAAAAATAGGCAGCGGCAAGATACAGTATCTTGCACCTTACGCACGCTATCAGTATTACGGCAAGCTTATGGTATCCTCTGTTACAGGCTCGGCATACGCCCGACAGGGTGAAAAGAAAGTGCTGACGGACAAAGACCTTGTCTACAGCACTTTTAAAGAGCCACTTGCCGGTAAGCTTTGGTTTGAGCGAATGAAAGCCGACAAGAAACAGCAGATACTCAGAGGAGCGGCGGCGATAATGGGAGGCAAAGCGAAATGAACATAATCGAACTTGTGAAAGATATTTTGCAGCAGTTCCCGAAAATATCGGAGGTTTGCAACGATATCCATATCGACTTTACCGATGATACGCCAACCAATTATGGCTTGTCCTCAACAGGCGACAGCCTTATAAGCTCTGATATTCTGGGCGGTCAGACAAGACAGCATAACTTCATTCTCTATGCGGTGTATCAGTCTATGAACGACTTTGACCGAATGTCAAACAGCGGCGTACTGCTTGAATTGCAGATGTGGCTTGAAAGCTATGCAGACAAGCATAGAGATACCACGTTCACTACCATAACAGATGACGAGGAAAGGACAGGCGTTCTTGAAAAGCTCACTTGTGCAAATGGAATGATATATGCAATACCAAACGAAAACACAAACGATACTGTGCAGTATCAGTTGCAGATAGCGGCACAGTATCAGATATAAAAGGAGGAAAACATATGCCTGATTATTCATACAAGAGCGGAAAGCTCAACAGAAGTCATCTTCTGCATTATCTTGACACTACATTCGCAGCGGTCGCTTCATCACCAAGCTGGTATCTTCTCGGCAAGGACGTTGAGGACGCAAGTGTGGCACTCAACCCTGACACTTCCACAAAGAAGAATATCCTTGATGAAACCACAGTTGAGGACAACGGCTATGAGCCTGAGTTCGACCTTGACACATTCTATGCAAAGCCCGGTGACGCACTTTACGAAAAGCTCAAGGATATCATGATGAATCGTCTTACGGGCGACGCCTGCAAGACAAGCGTGCTTGAAGTCATCGTTGACAAGACCACAGGTGCGTATGACGCATGGACGGAAGATATCATCGTCAAGCCGCAGTCTTATGGCGGACCACAGGGGGGCGTAAATATCCCATTCAACTGCACCTTTGCAGGAAACAGAGTGAAAGGCTCTGTCACCTTTGCGGCAGGCGTGCCAACGTTTGCAAAGACTACGGAAGAATAAACTATATGACAAACATATGAAAGCACTTCGTTCAGAGCGGAGTGCTTTTTGTTTGCCATAATACAGAAAGGACGATAGAAATGTCAATGCAGTCAATAAATTTTAACAGCGGCAATTACAAAGAGTACGCTATAAACGGCGATGAGAACAGAGTGATAAGGATAAACGTGTCAGACGTTGGTATCATCACTAGGATACAGGACGCTATGAGCAAGGCTGACAATATCGCAGAAGAAGTGTCAGAACGTGAGAAGAACGAGGACAGAACTCAGCTTCTCAAAGAGTATGACCAGCGTGCAAGAGAAATGGTCAATGACATATTTGGAAGCGATGTGTGTACGGCGGCGCTCGGAAGCGTGAACGTGTTCTCTTTGGCTTCAAACGGCAAGCCTGTGCTTGTGAACTTCCTTGAAGCGCTTCTTGCGGTAGTGGTGCAGGAGATAAAGTCAGCACAGACGGCGGCTCAGATAAAGCTCGAAGAAAAGGTGGAGAAGTACATAGCTCCCGTTGTTGCTCAGCCTGCGGTCAATGTGGCGGAGCTTTCTGACGAGGACAAAAAGGCTCTGCTCAGGGAGCTGCTGAAATGATAGGCAACTTGCCCACAGCCCTTGAAATAGGTGGCAAAGAGTATGCCATACGCTCAGATTTTCGGGTCATACTGCGGATATATTCAGCCTTTGCAGACCCCGAACTTGACGAGCGTGAAAAGTGCTATGTGTGCCTTAAATGTCTTTACGCTGAGGATATCCCACGAGAACATTTGCAGGAGGCTGTCAACAAGGCTTATTGGTTTGTGGGCGGTGGAGATGTTCCCCAGGAGAGCGTTCAGCCTGCAAAAACTATCGACTGGGAGCAGGACGAGAGTATTATTTTTCCTGCGGTGAACAAGGCGGCAGGCTTTGAAACGAGGACGGTCAAGTATCTTCATTGGTGGACTTTTCTTGGCTATTTCAATGAGATAGGCGAGGGGCTTTTTTCGTCTGTTATAGGCATACGGCAAAAGCTTAACAAGGGCAAAAAGCTTGAAAAATACGAGCAGGAGTTTTACAGAAACCATCGCAAGATGATAGACCTTAAACGAAAGCTCTCGGCAGAAGAGCAGAGGGCTGAAAACGAGGACAAAGAGTTTTTGAAACAGCTGACGGGAGGTGAATGACTATGGCTGACGGGTGTTTGAATTTTGACACCAACATAAACAGCGAGGGCTTTGAAAAGGGCTTGAAAAGCCTTTCCGATATGGTGGGGGATATCAAGCCAAAGCTTAAAAGCCTTGCAATGGCTGTGACGGCAGCATTCTCCGTCAAGAAGCTTGTGGACTTCGGCAGGCAGTCAATAGAAACAGCCTCAGACCTTGCGGAAGTCCAGAACGTTGTTGATACGGCTTTCGGAGAGTCCAAGCAGAAAATGGAGGACTTCGCTGACACAGCTGTCAAGACCTACGGCATTTCAAAGCTCACCGCAAAGCAGACAGGCTCAAACTTCATGGCAATGGCGGCAGGAATGGGGCTTGCCAATGACAGTGCAAGCGATATGGCTATGGCTCTTACAGGGCTGTCTGCGGATATGGCGTCATTTTATAATGTCGGTCAGGACGTTGCAAGCACGGCTCTGAAATCAATTTTTACAGGCGAAACTGAGACCCTCAAACAGTTCGGTATCGTTATGACGGACGCCAACTTGCAGGCGTATGCGCTTTCAAAGGGTATAACGAAATCAACTGCCGATATGTCGCAGGCTGAAAAAGTCCAGCTGAGATACAATTACGTTATGTCGCAGACGGCTCTTGCACAGGGCGACTTTGCAAAGACGTCTGACAGCTGGGCGAACCAGACAAGAATACTTTCTGAACAATGGAAAGAGTTCGGAGCGACTATCGGCACTGTGCTGATGAACGTTCTTCTGCCTGCTGTCAAGGCGATAAACAGTCTGCTTTCACAGCTCATAGCTTTGGCACAGGGGGCAGCGAGGGCACTTTCAGAGGCGTTCGGTCTTGAACTAAGCAACAGTGCAGACGAGGCTCAAAGCATAGTGAAAAGCACCTCTCAGGCGGCGGATAATTACAGCGATATAGCCGACAATGCACAACAGACTCAAGAGGCACAGGAAGGATCTCTTGCAAGCTTTGACCAAATGAACAAGCTGAATGATGAGAGCAAGTCAGACAGCACTGGGGTCAGCGGAGCTGGGAAGATAATGCAACCTTCCGGGACTAGCGTTGAGGTGGATACGGGAAAGGCAGAAAGTGACGTATCTGCTTTGGCGGACAGTCTTAAAAAGAAATTTGAAACTATGTTTGAGCCATTGCAAAAAGCTTGGGATAAATGCGGCAATGAGCTTGTTAAATCAATGAAGTCCAAATGGACAGAGATAGGCGGTTTGTTATCTGATGTCGGAAAATCATTTGCTGAGGTGTGGTCTAATGGAACTGGTCAGCGAATAAGCGAGGACTTGTTGGAAATATGGACAAACATAAATAATACGATAGGAAGTATTGCTAAAAATCTGCGTGCAGCCTGGAATGAAAATAACATCGGCACAAGCATAGTTCAAAACATAGCCAATGCCTACGAGGCTATGTTCAGACACACCAACGATATAAGCAAAAAGATATCAGAATGGGCTGATGAGGTGGATTTTACACCTATTCTTACGGGCTTTAATGAATTAACAAAAGCCATTGCTCCAATCAATGATGATATAGGAAGTGGTCTGTCATGGCTCTTTGATAATGTTCTGCTCCCTATGGCGAGCTGGACCATTGAGGACGCTATACCTACATTTTTAACTACTCTAGCTGATGTTTTAGAGGGGTTAAGAAACGTTTGGGAGACGGCAGCTCCCGTGCTTAAAGAAAAGCTATGGGACGAATTTTTGCAGCCAATAGCAAAATGGTCGGCAGGTGCTTCGCTTACCATTCTCAAGGGTTTAGGCAAGGCTTTCAGAACTATATGTGAAAGCGTAGATGAAAAGAGTATCGAGGTTCTTGTTGACTTAGCAAAGGTGATGACCGCTATTTATCTTGCGGCTAAAGGAAAAGATCTGATAGAAAAATGGGGCAAATCATTATCTGGGCTTGGTACTGTTTTTCAAGACAAGCTGAAAGCTTTGGATAAACCTATAACAGCTTCGGCGGCAGAGGGAGGCACTACATTCGCAACTAAATTTATGTCAGTTGTCGGTGCAGCTATCGCAGGATGGGAAATAGGAACAATGATCCGTGACGCCATAGGTCAAGAAAATCTTGATGATTTTTTCTTTCCTATCTTTGACGCTGTTGTTTCGGTTTGGAACTCAATAACAAACTTCTTCACAGAAACAATACCGTCGTTTTGTGAAAGTATAAAAGAAACTTTTCTCGGCTATGCCACATTTTTCTCTGACATATGGCAGGGGATAAAAGATATATTCAGCTCTGTCACTGAATGGTTTACTAATATCTTTGAAAGTGCGTGGAATGGCATAGTTTCAGTATGGTCAGGTACAGTAAACTGGTTTTCAGATGTGTGGCAGGGCATAAGAGCTGTATTTTCGTCAGTCGGGTCGTGGTTTGGAAATATTTTTTCGTCAGCTTATGACGGAATTAGGAAAGCATTTGCTACTACGGCAGAATTTTTCAGAAATTTATGGGTAGCCATAAAAGCACCATTCAAAAAGGTCGCTGATTGGTTTAAGAATATATTCTCTAAAGCTTGGCAGGCTGTCAAAGATGTATTTAGCACAGGTGGGAAAATATTTGACGGAATAAAAGAGGGAATAGCAGGAGTTTTCACAACAGTAGTTAATGGTCTTATAGGGGGAATCAATAAGGTCATTGCTGCTCCGCTGGAATTTCTGAATGGCATTTTAAATGACATTCGTGATATTGAGATTGCTGGTTTTACGCCTTTTGATGAGATGTGGGGATATGACCCTATAACTATCCCCGAAATACCCAAACTCGCTCAAGGTGCAGTAATACCGCCGAACTCTGAATTCCTTGCAGTTCTGGGCGATCAGAAGCGAGGAACGAATATCGAGGCACCGCTGGATACTATCACACAGGCTGTTTTGCAGGCTCTTGTGTCTTACGGCGGAGCAGGCGGAAATCAGAAGATAAGCGTTACTATACCGCTTACGCTCAATGGCAGGACTATCACACAGATAGTTATTGATGATATCAACGACTATATCAAGCGCAACGGCAGGTCGCCAATAAGGGCATAGGAGGTGCAGAAAATGAAAAGCAGAGGACTTATATTCGGCAGCGAAAGGGTCGCCACACCTGCGGAAGTGAGCTTTACAAACAACAAGATATGGTCGAACAATGCAGGGCGGACGGCTAACTGCAAAATGGTGGGCGATATAAGAGCCATAAAGAAAACTGTCACGCTGAAATGGTATCATCTCACAGGCGAGGAGACGGCAAAGCTCAATGAGTATATCTCCAACGTTGACAGTCCGTTTTTCAGTATCACGCTCCTTGATGAGACATTTCAGGAAAGCACTTTTGACGTTTATGCAGGCGACCCAACTTATGAGGTTTTCGGCTGGGACGAGAACAAACAGTTCTGCAAAGGCGTTGCGGTGGACTTGATAATGCAGTAAGGGGGCGTTTGAATGTACAAAACAGGGGAGCTTGTGGCACAGCGTATCGAGAGCTATTGTCGTACTTGGCGTTTGTGGATAGAGAATGCAGAGGACGTTATATCAGGTGACAGCATTATGTCAGCTGACAGCTCAATGCAGGCAACATCACTTTCAGACGACATCGAGCTGGGCGCAGTATGTTCGCAATCGTGGAACATGACCATAAGTGACACTGAAACAGCGTTTCTCGGCAAAGAGTATGACACATATATGTATCTCGTAGACTACGAAACGAACGGCATACTTGCAGACGAAAAGATACCAATGGGACGTTTCACCTGTGTAAAATCAAAGAAATCAGGCGGCAGTGTTCAGCTGACAATGGCAGACAGGCTATACTTTTCGGACAAGCCGTATGTACCGCATATCCCTATGCCAAATTGGAATAAAGCTGTCGAGGACGACATTTGCAGACAGTTAGGCTTGCAGAATGGAAATGATTATACGGAAGTCAGATTGCTGCGTGACAAGAACGGCAGAAGGTTGATAGATAAGAACGGCAAGGTGCTGTACTCAAAGTATTTCTATTTCAAGGTCAGCTCTGTGCCAAAGGACGTTACAATGCGGCAAATGTTGTCCTATCTGGCTTCTGCTCAGGGGCAGTTCGGGTATGTTGACAGGTACGGAAAGTACGTCCGAAAGTGGTATGGCAAGAGCGTGAAAACGTTGGATAACAACACGATAGATATACCTACGCTGTCTGAAAGGCAGAATGTGATAGTGGGCATTATCTGCAAGGTCAGTGAAGATGAAACGTTGTCGCTAGGCGTGACAGATACAACACAAGGGCGTGTGCTGGAATTTGAAAATCCATACATGACAGAGTCTTTGCTACAATCTCTGTGGCGCAGGATAGGCGGCTTTTCGTGGTACACCACTGAGCTATACCACAGACTTGGTGACCCACGTTTCGACATAGGTGACGTGGTGACCTACACCAACGGCGCAGACAGCTATGATATACCAATAACGAATTTAGGATTTACCTTTGACGGCGGACTTTCAGCAGACATTTCTGCGGTAGGTCTGAGCGTTGAAGAACAACTTTAAGGGGGCGAGATAATGGCTGATGAAAATTTGACATTGGCGCAGGATATCACCGAAAACGATTATCCGATGCAACACGCAGGCGAGGAAATCGATGAGATACTGAGCCGAGCCGGCAAGATACACTATGGCACTGTGGAACACAAGATGACGGGAGCAAATGCGCTGATGCGGATACCGCTTGGACTGAATTTTGCGCCTAAGCAGGTAATAGCAACACTACGGCAGACAGACATACCAACACCATACAAGACGTTCTGCACCCACGTTAGTGGTTCGGGAAAGTCGTACTATCTGAACGTCTGCATGGGAGCTAATAACGGGTCAACAGTAAATGTCCCGACAGGAACATACTATGTTGACTACATTGCAATAGAGTAAAGAGGGGTGATTAAATGACGATAACATTAAATGCAGATTATGACGTAACCCTAAGCACAGCTCTGCTGGGCTATGTGGGTGAAACAAATGCCCGTCCTGTGTCTGTCGAAGGGCTGACAGTAGACGGTGCAGACCGCTATGTGTTGACTATCGACTATGGCGACGGCACTGTCTATGAGGTCGATATCACAGGCGGCACATGGACGCCTACAGCAGATATACTGCGGTCAGCGCAGACAGTATCGTGCCAGATAGCGGCTAAAAAATTAGCAGGCGACGAGTATATATTAGTTAAAAAATCACGAATTTTTCGCCTGAGAATAGGTACGGCTATAGGCGATAATGCTATCCCGTCGCCTGATGTGGCTATGGACGCACTAGACCGCATAGATGCCATAGGCAGGCAAGCGCACGCAGATATGCAGACAGCCGCCACTGCTGCAGAAACAGCGACTACAGCGGCAGAAAACGCCAAAAAATCTGCCACAACCGCAGAGAAATCAGCCGACACGGCAACGCAGGCGGCAAGCCGTGCTGAAACCGCAAAGACAGCGGCTGAAACGTCCGCAACACAGGCAGACACCGCCAAGCAGGGTGCAGAAACCGCACGCACAGAGGCGGTCACATCGCAGAACGCCGCAAAGGTATCCGCAGCCCAGGCGGCAACATCAGCACAGCAGACCACAGCCGACAAGAACATAACAGCAGGCTATGCTAAAACTGCCAAAACCAATGCTGACAGCACTGCGACAGACAGGCAGGCTGTGCAGGATATGGCAACGCAGGTCACAGCCGACAAGGCTACAGTGGCAGACCATGCTGCACAGGTCGCCACAGACCGCAAAGCCGCTGAAACCGCCGCACAGACAGCACAGGTGGTGGCTGACAGTTTGCCTGAAGATTATGTGACTGCAGTTGCAAAGATAGCCGAGAATACAGCTAATATAGGACGTGTGAAGCTGACCGACAAGGAACTGCAACGTAGGGTAAATGCGTTATATGATATAGGTCAGGGTGTGACGCATAAATTTGAAACTGATACAGATACGGCATACGCAAAGACAGTTCCGACTGGGGCAAAGCTGATGTCGGTTAAGTCGATAGGTGGTAGGAACTTGGTGTTTAATCAGATTGTTAACCCTAACAATTTTCGTCCAAGCTATACAATGAACGGTGTTACATTTACAAAGATTGACAATGTCAAGTTCGTAGCAAACGGCACTGCAACTGGTGGGGATGCCTATTTCTCAGGTAGCTTTGTCCCGATTAAAGGTCATGTATATCTGGAAAAGTCCTGCCCTAAGGGTGGCTCAGCAACGACGTATCGCTCGTATCTTACAGGGAGTGGAGTTGTGATGGACACCAATTATGGGAGTGGCGTAATAGCACCCCTTAATGTAGACACACAAGTATACATGGTTCCGCTGATGGTTAAGTCAGGAGCAACTGTCAATAATTTGGTAGTCTACCCACAGATTTATGACCTCACCGCAATGTTCGGGTCAGGCAATGAGCCCAGCACAGCGGAAGAATTTGAAGCCATGTTCCCTGCGGACTATTATCCATATAATGCTGGTGAGATTGTCAGTGCTGGGGTGACAGAAATTGTCGAGCAGGGAAAAAATGTGTTCGACTACACTGACAAAATTTATCACGGAGCGAATGCAAGCAAGGTTGAGAATGGCATTGTTTACACAAAGGGTTTAACAACAACTGTTCTAAATATTCCGACTATCATCGGCAATAAATATACACTGTCATTCAAAGTAAAATCAAATACGGCCAATCAAGGCGGTTTGAGGTGGTCAATACAAAGGGGAAAAAACACATCATACGCACATGATAGTTCACTGATAAAATCAGAAGTAGGTTATGAGGCAAGCAAAGAATATCAGGCAGTAGCTACGTTCGTAGCCGACACTGATTTTGTGTCATTGTGTACCATAGAGGGCATGGTCTATGACGTTCAGCTAGAATTGGGTGATACTGCTACCGATTATTCCCCATTCTATCAGACTGAATACCCTATTCCCGAAGCAATCCGCAATCTGCCTGGCTACGGCGTAGAGGGTAACATTGTGGACTACGAAAACAAAACGTATACACAGGTCAACAGTGTTAGCGGAACGGAAATCAAGGCACTAGCAACCCCTATCGTCACCGACATATCAACTCTAATTGACGATGATTTTCTACGGAATCTAACAGTCGAAGCAGGCGGTTCGGTGACGTTCAAAAACAGCAATGGCGACAGCTATCGAATACCAGTGCCAAGCGAAGAAGAGTATATCGTGAAACTGAGTGAAGTGGGAGGTACAACATGACGGAGCTACAAGAAGAAATGCTGAAAGCCGCAGGGCTATCCACCGAAGATTTTGAAAAACCTACAGTAACTGAGAAGGACAAGATAATGGCACAAGTGCTATACACAGCTGCTATGACAGGCACGCTGATAGGTGAGGAGGGCGAGTGATGTATTACAGCATTATTAAACGTTTCTATGATCTGGGCGTGTATTCGTTGGCAAAGGTCAAAGATTTTGTCAAGGCAGGCGTTATTAGTCCGGAGCAGTTCAAAGAAATCACAAAGGAGGCATACCATGAAACAGAAGTTATCAAAGCTCATTGACGTAAAGTCGATAGTAACTATACTGCTGACGGCAGTGTTTTGCGTGCTGGCACTGCGCCGCACGATTTCGGCAGAGCAGTTCATCACGGTGTTTACTGTGGTGATATCGTTCTATTTCGGCACACAGTCAACCAAAAGAAAGTCAGGTGATGACGAGTGACGGAAGCAATTATCGTTGCACTGATAACAGCTGCTTCGGCGGTAGTGTGTCAGCTCGTTATAGCATCTAGCAGTCGTAAGACTATGCAGCAGGCACAGTACGACAGCCAAAAGCTTATTGAGTATAAGATTGATAAGTTGTCTGAGCGTGTGGACAAGCACAATTCCGTTATTGCTCGGACTTACAAGCTGGAGCAGGATTATGCGGTGGTCGCTGAACAGATAAAGGTCGCAAACCACCGCATTGAAGATTTAGAAAGGAAGTAATTTTATGGCAAAGACATTTAAAGGCATTGACGTTTCGCAGTATCAGCAGAACATTGACTTCAAGAAGGTAAAAGCGGCTGGTATCGACTATGTTATCATTCGTGCAGGTTACGGAAAGTATGTCAATCAGAAAGACCCATATTTTGAGAAAAACTACAAGGCGGCAAAGGCGGCAGGGTTGAAAGTCGGTGCTTACTGGTACAGCTATGCGGCAACTGTTGTGGAAGCAAAGGCAGAGGCTCAGACCTGTATCAACGCTATCAAGGGCAAGACGTTTGAGTATCCGATATACTTTGACCTCGAGGAGCGTTCACAGTTCGCAAAGGGCAGAGCATTTTGCAACAGCCTTGTCAAGACTTTCTGCAATGCGCTTGAACACGCAGGCTACTGGGCAGGACTGTATATCAGCCGTTCGCCTTTACAGCAGTACATATCTGCCTACGTCGCTAAGAGATATGCTCTTTGGGTCGCTGAGTACGGCTCACGCTGCAACTACGGCGGCACTTATGGTATGTGGCAGTACAGCTCCACAGGCAGAGTCAGTGGTATTAGCGGCAATGTTGATATGGATATCTGCTATGTGGACTATCCTGCGAAGATCAAGGCGGCAGGGCTGAATGGCTTTAAGAAACAGGCTGTCAGCCCGACCACAAAGCCGTCTGCAAGCACAGCAAAAAAGACAGTGACTTATACGGTGAAACGTGGTGATACGCTCTCAGGCATCGCACGGCGCTACAAGACTACTGTTGCGAAGCTTGTCAAGGATAATGGTATCAAGAATGCTAACCTCATTTATGTGGGGCAGAAGATAAAAATCAAATAGGTAGTAAGACAGCCGGCAGGGATTATTCCTTGTCGGCTGTTTTTTGCGTG